TATCGCCTTTAGCATCAACAATTGTTTTAGCAATTGCTGCACTAGCATTATTAAAAACAGTTGTATCAATTGCAGTTCCAAGTGAGCGGATCGCTGCTGCACCATCTTTGACCAGCGCGGTATCGTCTGGAGTGCTCCAGCTATAATTGGTAGTGGTTGCCATTTTATCCTATCCTCATGCGACTATTGTAGCGTATTCCCAAGTCAAACTTGGGTCTATTGTGTTCCAAGCCTCTGTAATTGGCGTGGTATTCCAACGCATCGCCACTTGGCTAAATGCAACTGGAGAAACATTGATTGTTAAAAACAGCTCATTAAATCGTGTGCTCCATGACCAGCCCTCAACATATCCTTGAAATGTGCCACCTGATATTTGGCTTGGTAGATTTCTAATATCAACCGGCATTCCCATGAACACGCCTAATAGATCATCACGATCAGCATTGTCAATTTCTGAGTTAGTTATTGGGAATGTTATAGATTGGAATGCTGGCTGTGGGTAGGCTCTTTGGTCGATATACCGATCAGCAATAGCCTGAGCATCTACTGCACCCTGAACCCTAGAATTAATGCTTTCAGCTTTATAGCCATACAGGGCAATTGAAGCGGCATCACTAGCTGTAACCTGTGAATTAAAGTTGTTGCCGTAATTAATATAAACATCGTTTCTAACATCACCTGAGCGCATAACTGTTGATAAGCCAGAACCTAAAGAATGACCAGCATCTAATTCAACATATCCATTTGTAAGCAGATAGTTTTGTCTGTGGTCTGCATCGGCATACCCGATATTCCCATTATTGGCTTCATAGACATATCCAAAAGCTGATCTAGCAATATCTGTAACTATATTGTAAATCGTATCAACTGTTGTGGATTGTGCGGTCATTGTGTAAAGGCCGGGTTGATCTATTTCGCCAAGCCCTAAATTGACTGCATTCTCCCAAGTTTCGGTTGCATTGTAGGTTGCCCATTGTGAAGCTGCTGGCACATCATTCCAAGTTCCAAGCAATACGCTGGAAAGGATTGTGTAGATCTGATCGCCGTCCTCAGCCTGAGAGATATTGTCATCCCAAATTTCTTTTGTAAGTTTGGCTAAAGATCCCATTGCAATTAATGTGTATTCAACGACTGTGGCTGCTGCTCCAGTATTTCTGACCTGAACTGTTACATCCGTAAGATCGCCACCAAATAGGCTGACATAAGTTCCTGAACTATCTTTGACTTGTAAATCTAAACTGTCATTAATATCAAAAGGTAATGTTTGACCATTTAAGGCAACTAAAGTAACTTGAATATAAGATGGAAGTGATTGTTGATAAATGTCAGATCGACCTGCTTGATGCTGAACATCTGAAATAGCGATGTTAGTGTAATCGACCCCACCGACAGTTAATTTCCAATCAGGAGTAAAGTCAGACATTATCCGGCTTTTTGTCTAACAGAATAGAAATCGATACTACCTGTTGATCGGGCTGCGCTTTCATTTATTACTTTTGCAGTAGCTCTAGCAGAGCCCTCTGGGTCAGGAGTGCTAATTGAAATGTTGTTTATAATAGTTGGATTCTTAGCAAGAGTTTCGCCTTGTTTTTCTAAAACTCTAAATTGTTTTTCAAGAATATCAAATTGCTTTTGGGCAGCTGACTTAGATATTCCACCTGTGGCAACTTGGAATGTCAAATCTGCAAATTGATCTTGAACTCTTAATAATTTATCTGTTAAATCTTTTAAGCTAGTAGCTGCCTGAGTGCTTACGCCACCAGCAGCTCCACCACCGCCAGCACCGCCACCAGTTGCTCCACCTACAAAACCCCCACCAAATCCACCAGCACCGCCACCAGTTGCTCCACCTACGGCAGAACCTAAACTACTTAATTGACCAAATCCACCGCCACCAAATCCAGCATCACTTTCATCACCACCAGATGCAAACTTAGATAGTCCATAAGTAACTGCTACAGCTGCTAAAGCTGCTGCTGCTGTTCCAACAGATGCTCCACCAGTAGCAAATGCAGTTGCAACACCTGCTCCGGCTGCTGCTGTTCTAAGTGTTTTCATGGCTGTAATTAATGTGCCAATTGCAGTAACAAATGCAACAACTTTAGATGCAACGAACACTCCAGTAATAATTGCACCTAATGCAAACAACTCATCTTTAATGCTTACAACAAAACCTATTGTCGATCTAATCTGCTCACCAAATTTATATGCACCCTCAGTTGCTTTTGTAATACCAGCTGTAACAGAATTATCTCCAGTTAATGCAGCAACAAATGCTTGAACATTAGGAACAACAGTTTGTAATAAATAATCAGCAAACTTCACAAATATAGGCAATAGTGCTTCGCCTATTTTCTCTCTACTTTCATCTAAAGCAATTGTTAATTGTCTAAACTTAAACTCAGCATTAGTTGCTTCATTAGCAATAAAGCCATTGTAAGTTCCTTTTAATTCATTTGTAATTTGGTCAAATGTTTTGGTTTTAAGGGTCGCTGCATCTATACCTAGACCCAACTTACCTAAAGCTGTATTTGACCCGTCATAGGCCTTACCTAGCGCGTTTGTAACGGCTTCTAATGGCTTGCCTGTGGCAACGCTAATTTCTTGAGCAAGGGTTAATAACTCTTGGGCTTTAGTAACATCCTGTGTCGATCTAACTAGGCGAGATAGCGCAGGTCTTAAAACATCATCCGTAGTTGCAGTTGCAATTGATTGTCTAGTTATAAAAGTATCGATCGACTTTATCTGCTCATCGGTTGCGCGAGTATTAGCCCTAATTGTTTGCTCTAATGATTTCCTTGACTTCTCATCCTCAGCAGCAGCTTTGACAGCTGATATTGCAAATGCTCCAGCAGCAGCTCCGGCAGCAGCAAATGCTAACGCAGCCTTTTTACCAAAATCTGAAATAGTATCTTGAGAGTTTTTAACTGACTTTTCTGCATCGCTTAATCCTTTTTTAAGATTATCAATATCAGCAGCTAATGCGAGGGTTAAAGTTCTACTTGCCATCTGCCCACTCTTTTCTCGCAGTCAAAATGATTTCCTCAAACTCTTTAATTATAGTTGGTTGCAAATGTCTAATAGTTGGATAAATAAACCAACCTCTAGATCCTGGCCCTTTAGGCATTGGCCCTGACCATCTTGGAAATTGTGGGTATCTACCAGATCCAAATTCAATAGCTGCACCAATACCTTTACGATTACCTTTAGCATCGCTGCGACTATTAAACTGTGTTGTTGCTCCACCAGAAAACTTTTGACTTGCAAAACCAAATTGGATCTCACCAAGTAAAGATGATTTTTTTACTTTACCACCTTCGGCAACTCTTTGTGCTTGCACGCCACGAGATGCTGCAATACGCCTAATTTCTTGCAATTCTCTGTCAGCCAATTCTTGCACTTTGCGCTTGGTGTCAGCAATTGCTTCCTCGCTCATAGTTCTTAAAACTCTAGCAATTTTATTTAACTCGCGTTGATCGTAAGCAATTGATGGTGTGGTGCTAACTGCCATTTTTTTGCTCCAAAATCTCTATCGCGGTGTATATGTCGTCTGCATCAACCCATTCACTCATTGGGATCTGTGTGGCTATTGCCAACTGAACCAATAATCGACTTAGGCTTCCTTCTCTGTGGCTTTTGGGTTTGCATCACCGACTTGCACATCGGTTACTGTTTCACACCAAGCTTCATAAGGTTTGACTGCTTTACCAGCAGCTTCTCTTTTGTGTGCATGGTATGCCAAAAACATTAAATCAGAAATGCCCATCTTGTCTTGAGCCTGACCAATAATGTTTCCAGTTTTTTGTTCCCACTTTTGCCACTCAGGCGGTTGGGCTACATAAGTTGCTTGCTCGCCTGAGCTATATTCAATTGTAATTGGTAACTTCATTTTTTGCTCCCGTTTCTATTTCTTAGCTAAATGATTCTGCTGGCACGCCAATTACTTGAAGTGCAAGAGAAACTGTTTGTGCATCTGGTGCAGTTCCACCAGCTGATGGCCATGATGGCAGCACTTGGAAAGTAAATGTTGCTCCAGTTGCAGTTGTCATTACTGTGCTAATTCCTGTGTTTGGTGCTGACTCAGTAACGCCCCATAGGATCTCGCATAGTGATCCAGTTGCGCCCCAATCGGCTAACATTTCAACATTGAATGTGAAATTGTTATCGATGACTTTGTAAGCTTTGCCATCTAATGTTTCGTAGGTTTGACGATTTACTTCGCCAACTAATGTTGCACTTGTTGCTTGAGCATCAAAAGTGTTACCACCGATAGTGAAGGTAACATCTCTGCCCGTGATTACTGTGGTAGACACTTGGACTCCTTAGTTTGTTTGTGTGTAATAGGTTGATACATTTATGTCGGAGATCAATAAATTTGATGCTCCAACCTGTGTAACTGTTGGTCTTTCGACCGATCCGACAACATATCCATTAGGGATAACTGCCAGAATGCTCATGACTAACTGCTCGATGTTGTCGAGTGATGCAGGGTTGCTATTGTAAGCGACTGCAGCTGTGATTGTTAAATTAACTCTGCAACGAAGTGTTGTTTTACCAATTGTTTCAATTTCAAGGTACGGACTCGATGGAACGCAGACGACTGCTGGTGGGATCACCGACTCGGGAACGAAACTGTAAACATTTCCTGCAACACCGGCTAAAGCTGTGGCAAGTGGTTGTCTAACAGCTGAAAGAATTGTTGATGCTGGCATTTATTGACACTTGCTTTCAACATCCATGTATGGGCCTAATATGCCAACGACTCTATTGAAAAGCGATCTCCCGATACGGAATGGCGTACTGGTGAAATCGACACCCTCTATTTGTCCGCCGGCTGCGACTCTTGACTGAAAGACTTCAACGGAAACAACGAAAACTGCTGATCGAACAGATTCGTTTCCAACATAAGTTGATGCTCCAGATAAAGTCGCGACTCCAGATGGAATAACATTTGCTTCGACGACATCGGCATTTGTGATTGCAGCCGAGTAGGTATATGCGCCAAGATTGT